GACAGTTTCTATCATAGCCGCAGAGTCTACAGAGTGAACCAGATTAGGTGCAACTCCGTTAGACATTCTGAGTCTATCAGTTTTGTCATCTTCTACATTAATACGTGGTTTAATAACTTCACCCATAAGCATAGCCTTAACTCGTTTAGACTTCATCTCAGGGTATGACTGATACACTGGAAAACCAACTGGTGTAACCCAATGTATAGGCAACTGCAACTTAGATACAATACGTGCAATATCTTGTAAGAACTTCATACCAACTCTTGCTGATTTTAAGTTATCACCGATACTATCCCATATTATACTTGCTAGATAAGATGCAGGTTTAAACATGTCGTCTGTAAATGGGTGCATCTCACCTTTGTCTTTACGTTTTGTTAAGTCTTCAACCACAAAGTCCGTACAAGAATATCTGGTACTTCCATAACAGATAGTCATAATACTTCTTTTAGTAGTTGAACGCTTTACTCCATAGTCAAGCCATTGTTGTGCATACGGTCTGTCAACCTTTGCATGTTCTTTTAGTTTGTCTATTACAGAGTTTGCTACTAATTGATAAATGTCTTTTGGTTTATCACTAGGTAACAAGTTTACTAAGTCACCTGCTTTTTTGTCTCTCAACATCAAAGAGTAAATTTGTAAACCATTACAAGAACCATCAACATTAACTACAATGTTAGACACAAAGCCATCACCTTCAGCTTTATATTTCTTCAGCCCATGCTAAAAATTGAAAAGCATTACTTGCGTCTTCCCATTGTCTATTTGTAAATGGGTCATCAACACATTTTAATATCCAGTCTTCATTATCTTTTACCCACTGGACTCTATCTGTTAATGAAATCTTATCGTTACCATACATGTTTGCACCATGCACAGCCAACCAAAAGTCACCTCTGTTTTCTTTTGTAATAGGTTTACCTTTACTAAAAGATAACAATGCTTTTGCACCATTGATTGATTGATAGTTTAGAAATGCAGGTACACAATATGCTCTGCCTCTAAAATCAAATTGTAACGGAAAGTAAACTGTGGCGTAATTTTTAAACTTATCACCAAGCCACAATATTTTTGCGTACAACATTCTTTTAGAAAACATACGTGCATTTTCTGTGTGCACTATAACTGCTTCCTTCTTCCACTTACGTCTTGATTCTTTATTGTCTTTTATGTCAAGAGGCTTGTTTGGAACTTCAAGATTTCTTATAGGTGGCATACCACCGATAGCAAGTCCTCTATCCCAAGCCTCTGCCATAACGCCTAATATGTATTTGTTTATTTTAAATGCGGTTGACTGCATAGCGTTTACCGCCCTGTATACTTTAGGCATGTCAAAGTTTGCTAATTCACGTGCAAACAATTTGTTCTTTTGTTTTACCAAGTCAAGTGAAGGTAACTCTTTAGTCCAGTAACCACCACCTTCTACAGAGTCCCACATTTTAGGCGGCATAACCGTCATCATGTACTCTGGGTTTAACAATTCATTAAAAGCATTTCTATTTTTAATCCAGTCTCTAGTCTTCTGAGTCTGTTTTATAATCTTAGCTTTTTTATGTTTAATAGTTTCTACACCTATTTCTATCATACCAGTAGACTCCATCATAAGCTCAACAAGTCTGAGTCCTACGTGTAGTTTAGTAGGCGTAGTCCACTCTTCCCAAGCCATAACATTGTCACGCTTAGAACTCTCTCTTAGTTTTCTACGTTTATAAGTGTAATTCCAAGACCTCTTGTCTAAGTCTTGCTTGACCGTATCGTATAACTCTGGGTTAAGATGTCTAAAATTTTTTAGTGCAATTTCAGTTTCAACTTTACCGCCTAGACTTATACATGTAGCAGTCAATGGTTTGTATTGTGTGATTGTATTAATTATGTGTTTACCTGTAATTAAAGCCAATATCTCAGGTTCAACTTCACATAGTTTAGTGAAAGCTATAGGTGGTTTACACACTGTATTTTTAGCAGTGTTTGTAATCCATTCACCAATAGCCATTGCTAAAGGTCTGATTGTATTGGCTACCATTACTTTACCGTAACTGGTAACACTCTCTTCTTCTCGCTCAATATGACTATTGAGTCTTTTGTTGGTTCTGTCTTTACCCCTGACAGCCATGTCTTTTTCATTAGCCTGTTGGTCAGGGAAAGTAGGCATTATTTCTAGTATCTTGGTCAAAGTAACTCCTATAAGTTTATGTGTTAATTTGTGCTATCTACTATGGGTACTTTACTCGTACCCCTCTAGTATGTTGACAGCTTTTAGTAGATTTTTAGGCATCAAATGGGCATACCTAAGTGTCATATTGTAAGACTTATGACCCAACCATTCCTTAATAAAGTGTAACTCTACTTTACCTGATTGAGCTAGTCTTGAAGCACACGTATGACGTAGGCAGTGTATAACAAATTGTTTATCACCGTCTAGTCCCATGTCTCTTCTTAGTTTTTGCCAGACACGTTCAGCCATAGAATAATCTAAGTGACTAAAATCACCTGACTTTTTTAACATGGAAACGCACCGTCTAGTCAAAGGTACACTCCGAGTCATATTGTTTTTTGTCTCGTCTGCATGTAACACAATAAAAAACTTGCCGTCTAGTCTTCGTATTGCATCTTTTTTAAATGACAACGCTTCGCCTAGTCTAACGCCAGTGTCCAACAAAAATAAAAATAGACTAAGATATGGACTTTTGCCTAATATCTTAATCATTCTTTGCTCTTCCTCTGGTGTCATAAATCTAAGTCTAGCCTTAGACTCTTCCTGCCATACTATGTGCGGCAGTCTAGCCATATTGTAAACGCTAGGTCTAATATAGGCATACTTCAATATCTTACTTACACTTGCAAGATACCTATTGATAGTAGAGCCCTTGATACCACGCTTTTTTAAATGTGCCGTCAAGTCTTCAATGTGTGTCTCATTAATTAAATTAGGTTTTGTCTTATGACCTAAATAAGAAATACAAACATTGGCTCTGCTGTCCTGAGATTGCTCCCAAGACAGCGAGTCTTTTATTTCTTTTATTGTCTTCATACGCCGTTTAGTCCTTCTGTGAAATTAGCTCTTTTAGAATAAAAAGAAGCCCTGTTAATAAAATGACTTGCAACTCTATTGGTGCATCTAAAAATATTTCAATCATTAGAACCCACCTTTACATCTTTAAATATAAGTTTTTTCTTTTTGTTTACATAACCTATATTAACAATAGTACCTTCAGGATATTTTGAAGGCAGTTTTTTTAACATTTTTTTATATGACATAGCCTGAATTTCAGTGCCGTCATTTATTTTATATGTGTATCGCATAACGCTCCGTTAGTTAGTTTGTTAATACTAAACGCCGTCTAGTCCACGCTACAGGCTATACTACAAGAGTTAGCTAATCACGCTTCAGAGCAAAGCTCAGAACTAAACGCCGTCTAGTCTTTTGGTGGAGTAGGCGGTTCACTTCCGTTCGCATATAGCGACCACTCCGCCTATCTCCTATGGAGTCATTATCTCCATTAATTGTACAAGCTGATTAGAGTGCAAAGCACGACCCAAAATTGAGCTCATCAGTGTAGGCATGACCTACAGACAAGGCGGAAAGCTCCGCCCTGTTTCGCTCTATGTTTTAGAATGGGAGTAAACCCCAAACTTTTTGGGCATATATAAAAGTATACGTCCCAACTACTTTAGCTTTATAAACTAGCCATGACATAGTTTTTGCTCCTTTGTTGTTGTTATTAATCTCTATAACCGTTGACTCTTAGTCTCTCAGCGTATCGCTCATTCCTGAACGCCGCCTCTTTTTGCTCTTCTTCGTCCTTCCACTTTTGGAAATAACGCTCTTTAAGTTTTGACTCCATGTCTGACACTTGCATAGTCTTTTTGTTTTTGTCATACGTTGCAGTCTTTACAAGCTCATTGTCTACAAAAAATTTATAGACTTTTTGCTTGTTGTCATCAATACAAGTAATTGAATGATTTATAAAATCATAACTATTATTGGCACTTGTACCAATGTTGACAGAGCTTGAAGCTGTAGAGTTATTTTTAACTCCCATGCTTTTTGCCCAAGCGTTGCCGTAGTTATCATTAAAAGTATTGACCCATATAGGATAGCTTCTTGACATAGTTTTTACTCCGTTGTTAGTTTGTTGATTGATTGTAAATGCAAGGCGGCTAAAAGTCAACCGCCTGTGCATGTCTATTTAATATCTCGCAAAGTATTTCTTTTTATGGAGCTCTAGTTTTTGCTCTAGTGTTAGCTCGTCAACTAGGTTCTCAACAAAAATATGCTCTTGCGAGTCCAAGAGCTCACGTCCACCCTTTACAAATCCAATACGCTCAATTTGTAACTCGTTGAACATGTGCTCTAGTGTTTGGCAACCATAACCAATAAAGGTTACAGCCAACCCTCTGCAAGTGCCTCTGA